AATCTTGTCATAGAAAAGCTGAGCTCGATAGTAGTACGTTCCAGTAGTACCCTGGAACACATAGTCAGCCGCTGCTATCGAATTGGCCGGATCGATGATCGCATCAGTGAATGGCAAATCGCCGGCTGATGCCTCGATATGCCAGCGACTGTTGCGGAACTCGCTGTGGATGCTAGCCCAGTGGCTGTAGTTGTCGAAATCAGCCATACCACAGCTGACACCGAACTTCGTACCCATACTCGCAAGACCACCTTCTGGCTTAGAACGGCGGAACATGCGATCAATGGTGACCAGGCCCAGAAATGGGTATGGATCATCCTTGAGCTTGAAGTTGTGCTTAGTGGCTGAATAGCCGCCTGGGAACGTTTGCTGATACACGAAGCCTATATCAGACCAGTGCACTACGGTTGGGTGTAAGCTCGAAAAATCACCATACTCTGCCACCAAAGGGACAGTGGACATTGCGCCGAGTGTGTCACCACGCATCCAGAATGATGCATTACGCAGAGTACCTGTGCTCTCTTTGAATGTGATTGTGCCATCCTCCATGTGCATGGCAGACACATCGATACTATCGCATCCCTCGACCATGTGGTCGCCGTTGATGCTGTTCATGATGGTGCTACCAACCTTGTACCGAACTCTCAAGGATTTGGTAGCGAGAGAATCTCCAGGTGATGGATACGACTTGCGAAAGCTGTGCAGCTGATTAATGAAACATCCATCACCGGACCACTTCAGGTCGATGGCATACTGGGCATTGCCAGGTTGATCGAAGATGGTCACACGATCCACTGTGATCAGATCACAGTACTGATTGATCTGCTTGATGACCGTGTGAAAGCCTCCAGCATGGATGTCGTGAAAATGGTAGCTGCCACCGAACTCGAATGCAGTGAGCTCTCCACTGGCAGCACGACCGTCGATGTAGAACTCACTGATCTTGCAATTCAGTTCGCCGGGGAATGGTTTCACCCACGATCCAGAACCGTTAGTGTTCAGACCGAACATCGTGGTCACCGCAGGGCTTGGGCCGACAACCAATTTCGTAGCCCAACCATCACCGCGCATCGATTGATCGTAGCGTGTCAGGACAGTAGCACCACCAATCTGAAACGCACCTGTGCTGGAATCCAGAATGTAGTTGTCACCAATCTGAATTTCGTGCTTGTCGACGCCTGTACCGAACAGAATGTTTAGCAGAGCACTGTAGTCAACAGGCGAACCGCTGGTGGCATTGGCCAAGGCTCCCAGCATGTATGCATCTGGCCGAGCTTCGGCAATGCGCCACCATGCACCATCACTCGACTGGGTACGCCATGTCGTAGACCCAGTGGTAGCTGTACGCAGATAGGTAGCCGCACCAGTACCAGGCACAGTGTAACCAGTCGTTCGAACGAATTGCACTGTACTGGGGATGTCTGTTGAGGCTATGTCCGCAAACAGTTCGACGGTGATCATCGCGCCGGCAAGCGCATTGATCTTGTTCAACAGATCGTCATCGCCGGCAATGCGTGCAGCCACCTCAGCCGCAAATGCTTCCTCTTCGAGAACGATATCGAGGGACGCCAGAATGCTGGCCACTGTACGAAGCACTCGGCCTGTACGAGTGGTGACCGTACCGTTGGGCTGGCCTGGATTCGGCCGATCTGCAGCACCGTTCACTACCAATGCAAGAGCATTGGTATCTTCAGCAGCATTAAGGAGATCTTGACGAGAAATGACTGGCATGATGAATCCTAGGCACTATGGGGTCTGTCAGGCGGCAGTGGGATCGAGGACGTGGATCTGTCTCGATCGTTCTGATAATATCGCGCATCGTAGTTGATGGCCTTCAATGTGGACGTAGTATCGCCACCCGAAGATCGCTCAGTTACGAGCATTGCATCAGCACGATTCTCATCGCTGGATGCAAGTAAGAATGTTGTTCTTGAGTAAGACTCAGTATCCAGCACTAATGGTAAATTTGGTGGTGCACTCAGCACCACATGATACTCATCCGCACCTGCAGTGCAGTCGATGTTTTGCACTGATCCGTCATACAGTTGCAGAAATATGGTGTATGTAGGACCCGAAGGCATGTCCACAGGCCTGGACAAAGTCAGTATGAGACCTGATTGCTCGATGACCTCACCATCCTGCGTACCGCTACGAGTGTTATCTGCAACCAGAATTCTGGATCCTCGCAAGACTACTTCGGCCTCTTCAGTAGCCCTGAATTCTACGGCCATGTTCTGGAATCGAATCTTGTTCCAAGCCCGCCAAGCATGCATGTATGCTTGATCATAGCTTCGAACTCCAGGAAGCTCAATTTCCTTAGGCCTCACAGCACTGCGGTCTTCGGGAATGTAGAACGTAGCCTGAGCATCGTCCAAAGGATCAGAGTACGTGAGGCTGACACCATCGAACTCGTCCTTAAATCCGAATCGCACGCTGCGAGTTTCAGATTTAGGAATCTTATTTCTATGGTTGAACAGCACCGTGCTGATGTTAGTAGCCCGCTCCAACAGCAGCCGAAGCTTATTACCTTGACGGTATGGTATGCAGAATACTGAATCTGCAATCATCTGCCAGGTCTCTTCGAATGAAAGACCCGTAGAATCGAAAGTGTAGTTGAATTCGCCAGCCTTGCTGTTGGCGAAGTAAGCCCGAACATTAGCCAATGTGTCGTAAATGTTGGTTACGTCCAACTCATTGACGGTTCGACCACCAATATATGGATCCAAAGCAATGGCGCACAGTATTTCGTCCGCACGATTGGTGGGCGTGAGGGATGTAGTGAATGAGTCACCCGCAATACGTGTCGGAATCTTACGAGTCACCTGAATGCGAAGCTTACGATCCTTTACGGCCAGAGCACCGTCTGTAGCAAATGTCACAGCTTGAACTGTGGTGACATTACCGAAGTGGGTCAAAGGTACGACCGTCATACCATATAAACTCTTCCACTTGATCTCATCAACGACTGTACCCTCGAAAGCAGTATCAGCCGGAGTCACACGCCGGGCTCGAACCTTGCATCTACCAGTGAATGTTGGATTTGCTTTCAACGTTACAGCTCTAGAACTCCGTAATGTTGAAGATCCAACAACCGTGGCTTGAAACAGTTCTTCAGCACCGGTGGTTACGCCTGCACTATCGACAGGCGTGACACCTATTTCGATCACTACATCGAATTTTTGCTGGTTCTTACCATCATCCTTGTACAATCCTTGCAAAGCTATAAAGTTACACCAGATCTCTTCGGTATCCGACTTGTTTACGAAGAATTGGCCAATCCATCGTGGACCACTGGTGCTCAAAACTGGGCTTATGTACGGCGTGGTTGTAATGCTTAGCCAGTCATCGTTGACCGTTGCTGGGTCAAGCAATGTCAGCTGGTTACCACTGACAGTAGATACAGTGTATGTACCGTTCAGAGAATACAGCGATGGTCCAGAAGTTACCGACAGAGCAACCGATGCTGAAGGGTAAGCCGCAGAATAAAACGTGGAGGCTGATGGAAATTCTGCGGGTAAAGTGCCCCAGTTAGCATTAACTGTAGAGGCGTCTTCCAGAGTAACATAGAATCGATTCTCAAACCACGAATCTTCGCCCGAGCCACCAGAATATGCACCGTAGCTGGCGGCCTCTATAATGTAACTACCCGAAAGATCCACAGTTGTGGTAGAATACACTGGACCAGATTCACCCTCGCTGACATATACTTGATATGACAGTATAGCTGTGAAACTGATGGCTTGGCCTACCGCATATCCAGCAGGAGATACGTTGACAAAGAATATCTTGTTTGGAGCTTGGAAGTAAACGGCACGGGTTTCTGTAAAGCCTCCGCCGGCTGTTACAGTTGCACTGTTAATGACTAAAGAGTCGCCCGGGAAAAATTTATCAGTAAAAGTTATGCCAGAAGCTTGAATGATGTTTGGCGCCAAGAACCGAATATTCGAGGATCCTCGAATGGTCTGAGAATTTTCAGGGCGGAGCACTTGTCCATTAACAGCATTGGACCTCTGTACATTGTACACAGGTGTAGAGATCGAATTGCCGATGCGAAGCTGCGGCGAATGGCCTGAATTCGGTGAAGTGTATGGGCCGTACACTTCGACAGACGTGCCGACAATCTCTTGAACTCGTGTCGTGTCATCATATACATCAGAGGCTGTGTAGGCATATTCGCCTCGGCCTACGCACATGTATGCAAATTCAACTTCCTGATGATCCTGATAGACGGTGTATGGGACCGCGATAAGGTCTGGAGTAGACCACCGAGTTCCATATATGTCTGGAATACGTCCACCTAATCGCTGACGATTCGATCTTGCCGCAAGCTCATTGTTAGGTGAATTGCTCTGCGTATTGCGCATCGCCACATTGGGGATTGACGGCGCAAGAGCAATAGCTGCCACCACAGCTACGGCTGCAATCACTATCACCAACGTGATGATGTCTGATGGATACTCCACCACGTAAAACTTGCCACGCTTGGCTAATACGGATTCTATATCCGCTTCACAAGTTGGAGTGCAATCCGTTTGAAGGCTCACATGCTCGAAATACAACCTGGCGTTTATGGGCCAGGAATTGTATTGAGACATGATTTCGTCAAGCACGTTATCAGTATCGACGGTCACCCACGTCGATGCATCAAACGGATTCTTGGCGAAGACTACAGTATTCAACATGGAATGTACAGTCCAACTGACGAATAACCTAGTGTTACGACTTGAAGTGGAAGACAGTTGACCCCTGAAGCACGTAAATGAATGGCCCGATCTTGCTCTATCAATACCGCCACATGCAATGGCCTATTACGGGATCTCATGAGTACGATTGCAGGGTATTCGCGAGGTTTAGCCCGCCTAAACCTTTTACGCAAACTGAGATCAGCTCCCTGAATTTCTATGGATCTAAGTTCCACGGATTTACCTACTAAGGCTTCCCACACTTCTTCAGCGAAATGAGCACAATTGTAATTGTGCTCATTGTGTCGCTTAAAGAAGAATGAATCCAGGTTCATAGGAATCCGCGTAACATTGGAAATCGTTCAAATTGGTATATTTCACCAGTCTTATTGACATTCAACAATGGTGCTCGAGCTGAAATTGTACAGCACTCCTCGTTAAAGGCCAAATTGTGAACCTCTAATCGCATCGGCCCGAACAGTGGATATGTCAAATCATCTGATCGATAAGTCCGATACAGCAGGGTGGGCTTCACATCGAAGTTATCTGCTTCACGAACTCTATCCAGTTCAGTCGGCAGTATGGTGCCAACATCGCCGAACGAAATCTCCATCGCCTGATCAAGGTCATCGCGTAAACCTCGATCACGAATCAGTATAGGCCTGTAAATGAATGAGACTGTAGAGCCTGTCTCAAGTGTGGCAGTCAGACCGTCAGCACAATTGCGAACAACTCGATATACCTGTGAAAAATTTGGATGTGACAGTTCGATAGTCTCATATTGAATGATATGAGACTGTGATCGAAGAAAGAATTCGCTGTAACGACTCATAGGTCAACCATCAATGCGTCGTTTACAACTAGGCCCAATGTTTTCAGGATGCCTAGAACTTCTGGCTCGTCCAGATACTCGTTGAATAGCATCACTAATTCAGAATCTAATTCAACATCAGATGCATTAGGTGTTACAATGAGGTCTGCACTCAGTGTAACATCTGTGCCGATGTGGTCCTTGACGGACAATGTATCTTGGGACAGCTTTACAGTATGTAATTGCGGATCGCAATCGTCAATTACGAGTTCTACTTCAAAGCCAGAATTCGAATTGTTATGTAGGAATAACAGATCAGATTCTAACTCTGATATTGGTACTAACCATTGAGCACTGACTATTGGGTAACTACCTGTAAAATCTCTACGCAGACGTGGGCTTCCGTAGGTCATTATGGACGTAGACGATGCAGGCCAGGTAACTTGATAACCTGACGACATGATCAGTCGATTATACGTCGTCATATCAAAATGACAGTGGCGTTAACCACATAAGCAGACCCGGCCTGGCTTTGCAGTACAAATGATCCAGGCACAAATCTACAAGCTTGGTCGGCGTTTGGAAT